CGCTCGAGCGGCTCCTCATCGAACCGGCAGAGTCGTGGCCCGGCGGCCGCTTCGTCGTCGCCGGCGCTCAGTTCCCGGAGACGATCGAGTGGCCGTCGAACGTCGAGCGTGCGACCTGGTCGACGACCTGCTTGCGGAGCGCGGCCGGCAGTGCGGGTATCTTGTTCGAGATGACCTTGATCTGGACGGATGTCGCGCCGGCCATCAGAGGGCGTGCCCGGCGGCAAGGAACGCGAGCCCGACCGCGATCAGCCGCCCGTGATAGACCTCCGGGAACGGGACGGCGGCGAGAATGAACAGGATCGCAGCGACGACGTAGCAGACGCCGGCGTAGCCAATCATGACGTCCAATCCTTCACGTTACGAGCTCGCACTGAACGTCTCTCGCCGCCTCGTACGACCGCTCATCGACCCGCTGGGCCTCGAAGGTGCGCCCGTCGACGCGGTCGCCGCCGAGCACGGTGATGCGGTCTCGGACGGTAACGTCGGTCCCGAATGGCAGCGTGACGAGCCACGGCGAGACCGCGCGGACGACCGCTCCGCCGGCGGCAAGCCCCTCGGTCGCGGTCGTCGCTCGCGGCGAGACGCGGCACGGGATGCCCGACGCAATCGTCGTCCAGGTCTCGGTGATGCCGTCGCTGGTGCTGGTCTCGGTGTAGCGCGCGATGGCCGCGACGTCGGGTAGGAACGCCGCCGCCACCGCGCGCAGCCAGGGCATCGGCAGCGCGATCGGCTGGGTCACGCGATCACCACCCGTCGATGCCCGTTCAGGATCGCGGCGACCGCCGACCCGGGCGTCACCCATGACGATCTGGCGTCGGTGGCGCCGGCAGCAGCCGTGGTATCGGCAAGCTGGACGTTGACGTCGTTCTGGCCGACGGAGACGCTCTTGAGCCCGGCCAGCTCCGGGTGCGCTTCAATGAGCGCTGATTGCTCCTGCATGCCCAGGACGCGCGCCATCTCCGACGCGCCAATCATGGTCGCGGCCAGCGTGATATCTGGCGGCACCGCATCAGCGTAGGTGTAGTCGACGAGCGCGATAATCTGCCGCCCGTAGGGATCGTAGCCGGCGCCCGACGCGGCCAGGCGGAGCACCCCGTGAGCTGGGTCGATCAGCTCGTACTGGCTCGGGGCAAGCGTGGTCGGCGTGGCCGGCGGCCCGCCGGAGCGGAGCACGACCGCCGAGACGGCGATGACCGGGCGGTTGCGGAGGTAGACGGTCGGCCAGGTGGTCTCGGCGCCGTCGTCGTGGCGCGCGACGAGCGGGAGCCACTCGGCCGTCACCGGCGATGTGCTTTGCCAGCTCTGCCCGGTGTATCGGTCGATGAACGCCGTGACGGCGAGGGCCACGGCGTCAGCCTGCGTGGCCTGCTCCGGCGTGAACGTCTCGCCGAGATAGGCGGCGATCGCGGCCGCGGTCGTGTACTGAACGGTCATGACGTCGGGCCCCGCTCGGGACGAACGACCTTGTCGTCGTAGCCGCGTCGCAACGGGTACGTCTGGTCGGGCTCAGGGGGAGCCGTGGTCTCGTCGATCGCGCCCGGCACGACCACGGCGCCAGACCGAAGGCGCGCCAGGAGGCGGCCGTGCTCGTCGAACACGGTCGCCCCCTCGTCGCCGACGCGGTACTCGGTCATAGGCTAGTTACTCTACACACCCGTCACGCGGCACACAGCAGTTGGACGGAAACACACGAACACCGCCCGAAGCTCCGCCAGGATCGTCTGCATATTGCGGATGAACTGGTCGTTGATCGTCCCCGTCCGGATCGCGGCCTGCTCCCTATCAAAAAGCATGCACGCCCGCTGGAAGTCGGCCACCAGCGCGGTATCGACCGGCATGCCGAGCGCCAGGACGGCGGGGCGGCCCCAGAGCGTCGTCGGCCCGGTGACCGACGGCGGACCCAGGAGGTACTGCCCGAGCGTGCCAGACGCGGCGTTCTCGCGCGCCAGGCGGATCGCCTCGAAGTCGAGCGGGTTCCAGACCGACGCCGTCGGGTTGGCGAGCCCCGTCACCATGACGGCGGTCATGGCGTGGTAGACCGCGTCGACCGCGTTGCCAGACCCGGCGCCAAGCCCGGTCGTCAGGATATTCGGGTTCGAGAGCAGCCCGAGCGGGTTGGGCGCCGTGCCGTTGCCGGAGAGCACACCCGTCTCTAGCGCGAGCTGCAAGTGGGTGAGCAACTGCTGGCGGATCAGCCCGTCGACGAATGGCGCATCGGCGAGCATCTGGTTGGTGATCGGAATCCACTCGGCCAGCGTCGAGACCGGCGCCGAGCGAAGCTGCCAGCCGACGGCGCCCTCGGGCTTCAGGCCGGTTGCGCCGGTCGTCGCCGTCGCCTCGGAGACCCACGCAGCGTTGTTGGTGCTGGTGGTCATCTCGTAGTACTCGATGCTGTTCGAGGTCGTCGTACCGGTCGGGATCAGGTCGAGGAACGACGTGTCCCGCCAGAGGTAGTCGAGCCCGGCCTGGCGCTCGGGTCGGATCAGCGGGCCGCCAGTGCCGGAGCCCGAGTAGACGAGCGCCTTCCCGAGCAACTGGTCGAGCAAGCTACCGTCGAGCTTCACGCCGAAGTCGACGCGGTTCGACGGGTTATTCAAGACGCCGGACTCGACGATCCGCTTGTACTCGTCGCTCTCGACGAACTGCCGGCCGAACAGCTTGACGGCGCGGCCAGCGCCGCCGTCGCCGCCAGGCTCGCCGTGCGGCTGGATGTGCGGCTCGCGCGGCTGGCCGAGCCGCTTCTGGTTGTCCAGAATCCGCCGTCGTCGGGCGTCGGCTTCCTCCAGCCCCGCGAGCTTGTCTTCGAGGCCGTCGATCTCGCCGAGCAGGCGCTTCGCCTCGGTGTAGTCCTCGGCGTTGACGTCCTGCGTCAGACCGGTGGGGTACTTGTTCTCGATCGCGGCAGCGGCATCGTACAGCCGACGAATCTCGGCGTGGGCCTCCGGAATCGTCATGCTCACGGTGCTGGCTCCTGCTCCTCCGGCGCCGGCGCCGGCTGCGTTGGGTCGGTCGGCTCAGTGGTCGGCTCCGTCGGCGCGCTCGGATCGCGCGGGAGCTTCGGGGAGCTATGTTCGCGCTCGGGCTTGATCGGCGGCGTGCTCGGGCTGCTGCTGGTCATGATGTGATCTCCAGGGTCAGATGTGATGCTCCAGTCGGATGCCGTGGCGCGCCAGGCGCCGGCGGCGAAGCTCGTCGTCCATGCGGAGCCGGGGCTCGGCTTTCGCCGCCGCTGGCTCGATGCTCTGCGCGTGCTCGCGGTGCGCGGCCGTGCATGCGGCGCACGCGCTCGACTTCACGTCGGTGATGACGGCGTTGGGGTTGGCCGGGATAGAAACGGCCGAGACCTCGTACAGCTGGCACTTCTGGAGCACCCGTACACCGTCGTCGCGGATCTCCCATTCGAGCGGGATGTACCCGATCGAGAGCGAGTCGAGGACGCCGGCCTTCGCCAGCTTGTAGGCGTCGGTGCCGGCCGTGGTGTCGACGACCGACCAGCGGCCGTAGAGTCCGTCGTCGGTCTCGCGCAGCTCGAGCTGCTTGCCGATCGGCGTGTGGTGCTCGAACAGAAACTTGGTCGCCCGCTCGGCGATCGACGCGGCGAACGCGCCGGGCGCGACGACGTCGTTGTAGGCATCGGGCTCGCCCCACCATGTCGAGGCCAGGCCGGCGATCTCCCAGCCGGTGTCGTCGGCGTTGCGGTCGGCAGCTTTGACCGCGAACGGGATGCTCTTGTACGCCAGGGCCATCAAAAACGCCCCCTCTCCGCGCGGCTCTTGTGCGCGCGAGTGGGGGCGTCAGGCGCCCGTTGCGTGTTCGGTTGCTGCTAGGTTACATCAGCCGCTCATGCGTTGCAATGGTAGGCACCTAGACAGGCAGTGGTGTGAAGGTCACGGACCAGCCCGCCGGCGCTCTGACACCCAGATAGTACGTACCCGGCTTCACTCCGTAGAGATGGGTCTCTCCAGCGCTTCCATCCTTGCCGCTCGCGTTGAGAATCACCTTGCTGCGGAGCCGCTGTTGGCTCTCGGTCTCGCCCGGCAGTGGCGCGGCGGCATCGAGATTGATGAAGGAGAGCATCGTGCTTGGCTCGCTCATCGACCATGTCACGGTGTAGGCGCCGCCGCCCAGCGAGAACGGCAGCGACTGCGTCTGCCCCTTGCCCTCGACGGTGAGCGGGATGCCGGCCCGTGTGGCGGCGGTGGCCTGGTCGTCGGCGGCGGCGGTTGCTGCCGCGAGGCTACACCCCGCGTCCTGCGCGGCTGATGCCGGCGGCGTGAGGCTCCCGAGTGCCAGGAGCGCGAGCGAGACCAGGCTGATACGATAGCGGGTGTGCATCGTGACCTCCAACGTCCGATGTGCTCGCCTCGGGTGTTAGTACCGCCCGGGGCGTTCTGATTCTACGAGATGTGCAGCTACGAGCCGTAGCGATTCGCTGACGACCCGGGCTATGAGGGCGCGAGCCTAGCGGAACGAGAACCGCTGCGGCTCTCCGTAGAGACGACAGCGGCGGTTCCCGCAGCGCCCCTTCCCCCAGAGCGTGCCGCCAGGGACAGTCAGAATCCAGCCGCCGCAGGCGCTACAGCGCGCATCGCGCGGCGGCGCTTTCTGCTCGGCAGGAGGCTTCGGCTCACGCCACGACGACGCGGCCATCACACCGCCACCAGCCTTCCTCTACGCGCCTGCGCGTCCTCCTGGATCGCCGACCATGCGCTCGGCCAGCGCCAAAGGTTCTCCGCCAGAGAATAGCTCCGCTCGACGTGCCGTAACAGCCGCCGAGCGACGATCTTGCGCCCGGCCTCATTCTCGACGAGCCTGGCAAGCGCATGCTCCCACTCATCGGCGGTCTCCGCGAGATACCCCGTCTGCCCGTGCTCGATCACCTGGCCGTAGACGGTCGGCGTCGCCACGACAGCCGCGCCAGCCACGGCGGCCTCGTACGCCTTGATCGCCGTTTTACAGCGGTTGAACCGCTCGTCCGAAACACTCGCACATCCGATATCGACCTCGACGAGCCCGGCCGGGTACCGTTCGAGCGGCATCCACGGCAGCACCAGCAGGCGATCGGCCGGCACCGCGTCCGTGACCACGGCTGGCACATGGCCCTGGACGACGAACGTCACCGCTGGGTAGCGCCGAGCGATCCTGCTCCAGGCTTCGGCCATCGGGCCCAGGTCGCGGTCAGGGCGCCGGCCGCCGGCCCACCCGATCGTCGGCGATGCGCTACGCCGCTCGGCGCTACGGAGGACGCGACGGAACCACGGCACGTCGATCGCGTTGGGCACGACGATCACCGGGCGCGTCGTAAAGCTCCGGACGACCGTCGCTAAGCGCTGCGTCGAGACCGTCACGCCGTCGGCCTGCTGAAGCGCCCAGATCCGCTCGAAGCGCTCGGCCTCCAGCTCGACGAACGTCTTGCCGTCAGCCCAGCCAAGTTCGACGGCGCGATAGTTGAGGTCGGCGGTCAGGATGTCGTCGTCGAGGTCGTAGGCGACGAAGCGGCCGGCCCGGCGGATCATCGAGAACCACTGCTCCGCAATCTGCCGCTGCCCCGGCTTCCAGGCCATCCGTGGGATGACGAAGCCGTCGTAGAGCGGCGCTAACGAGCCGATCCCCGGCGCGTCCTTCAAAGCCCAGTCAGCCCGATAGCCGAGCTTGTGAAGCGCCGTGAACGGAAACAGCACGCGCCAGAGCGTCGGACCCGACATGTCGCCGGCGAGGGCCAGCATACTCGGCCCCGACAGTCGCTCGGCTTTCAATGGTCGATCCTGTGCGTGAGCGTCACCCTCGGTACGTACGCCCAGGTAGCGCCAGCCTGCATCCAGCGGGAGATACAGGCCCAATCCGCCGTCATGCCGGCCCCGAACGGGAACAGGCCCCGTTTGAGCAGGTCGGCGCGGTAGAGTGCATTGGTGATCTGTCCGAGCTGTGGCGGGTCCGCGCCGATCTCGTAGCTGTGCCCGGGCGCCTGGCCCTTGCGGTACATCTGGACGCGGCTGTAGGCGAAGTCGGCGCCGGCAGCCTCCAGAGCGTCGACCAGCGATTCGATGTGGTCGGGGTCGGCTCGTTCGTCGTCGGCGAGCCAGGTCTGGTACTCGCCTGACGCGAGCAACATGCCGACGGTGACCGGCGCCGCGCAGAACGAGTCGAGCAGGAATGATGACCAGTTGCGGCCGAGCGGCACGTAGCGCACCAGCACGTCGTCGTCATCGGCCACGGCCGCGCAGTTGAGCGCGGCCACCGCGACCTGGGCCGTAGCTCGGTCAGGACCGTCCGAGACGATGACGTGCTCCAGCGGACGGTAGCTCTGCGCTCGGACGTTCTCGATCGCGCCGGCGAGCAGCGTCGCACGCTGCCAGGTCGGCGTGATGACCGAGACCAGCGGGCGCGTCACCGGGCTGGCTCGGCTGTCTTCAGACAGGCCATCTCGAACGCCGCACGGTAGCAGCGGACGCCATCGGCGTCGAACGGCGTCGCCTTCGGCTGCGCCAGGATCAGCCAGAGCACGTAGAGCAGCACCGCGAGCGCGAAGACCAGCGCAGCGACGCCGGCGAGCAGCGCCGCAAGATCGCGCTTCGCCGCGTGCTTGTGAATCCCGCTCGTGTCGACCACGACGGACATGTCATCCCTCCTCGGTGCTGGCTACGCGGACCTCGTCAACTCGGCGGCGTCGAGCAGCGGCGCGAACGCCCTGACACACGATGGATGCTGGAGCGCAGCCGGCGCCTGGCCAAGCGTGAACGTTCGACCGTTCATGGCCGCGCAGGCCGAGTCGTAGTCGCCGTCGAGCACGCGGACGCCGACGACGACGCCAGACGCGCGGTAGGTCGCGAGCGCAGCTTGATTCTGGCTGGTGCCAAGCTCAGTACGGGCCACAACGAGCCCCCGCGCCTGGTCGAACGCCGGCAGATCACGGAGCCGCCTAGCAAGCTGCTCGATGCCCTCGCCGTTCATCTGGCCCTCGATCAGCGCGGCCTGCACGGCGCTCCGTGTGGTCTCGGTGATGCCGACGATATTCGCTCCGCTGTCGACCAGGAATTGCCGTGTAGCGGGGTCGTCGATCTGGAAGCCCACCCCCAGCTCCGCGACGACCAGGCGCTGGACCTCGCCGAGCACGCGGAGCTGGAGCGGCGTGAGCGTCTCGCCGAGCAAGACGGCCTCGCCCTCGGTGACAAGGTCGCTCGCCGTGTCGGCGCCGGCGTGCAGGCGACGGAGAACGCGACGCTCCTGCGACGCCAGGAACGCGATCAGCTCCGACTCCCAGGTTGGTAGCTCAGCCGCGCGCATCGTCTCGTAGTGGCCCGGCAGGTCCTCGGCCGCCTTGCGAGCGACGGGCAGGGCCCGCACGATGCGGCGCGATGCAGCGGCCGGCAGCGCCGTCGGGGCGGGCGGTGCGATCGGCTCGGCGCGCGGCTCGTAGCCGATCTCTGCGCGAGCTTCGTTCTCGTCGATGATGCCGGCCTCGACGAGCGTCTTCAGGCGCAGCGCCTCGGCGTTCAGGTCGTCGGCGAGCGCCCGGACATCGTCGGTATTGAAGTCGACGACGATCGCGCTGTCCGACGTGAAGTCGGGCACGAGCTGGAGCGTGATCTCGCCGGCGATGAAACGCCAGAGCGGCAACAGCTTCGCCTCGGTGAACATCTCCCGAGCTTCGCGGACGTTCGAGAACGTCGAGCGGTCCAAGCCCGCGCCGAGCCCAGCCACGATCGCGGGGACGCCGAGCACCGCCGAGATCCGCTCCTCGGGGACGCGGTGCAGGGTTTTCATGTCCATCTGCTCGGGCGAGAACCCGAGCGCTGTCAGCGAGGCTCCTGGCGAAAGCACGGCCGTCGATCCCACCGCGTCGCCGCCGTACGCCGCCTGGACCCGGGCCTTCAGCTCGTCGGCCGTCGCCTGGTCGATCGCCGGCGACTCCTTGTCGAACGAGAGCGTCAGCCCGTTGATGGCCAGGTTTGCTAAGAGCCGATCGGCATATCTCGTCGCCTGGTTATCCGAGCTGATCTCGCGAGCGAGCCGTTTGAGCGGAGCCAGGCCGAGCCGGTGGTCGCGGTCGTCGAGCCCGTAGCGGAAATGGACGACGTCCGACGGCGGCAGGTCGAGGTAGTCGGTCGACGAGTACCAGTAGCGGTAGCTGTCGATGAACGCCGTGCTGCCCTGCTCGGTGCGCGGCCCGATCCGAGATGGCGAGATCGGCCACAGCTCGACGACGTTGCCGGTCTCCGGGTTGCCAGCCCTGAGCTTGCGCCAGTAGGCGTTGCCGTCGACGTGCAGGCAGGTCACGAGGTACGCCAGGAGCGTATCCAGGCTGAAGTGCGGGTTCGGGCGCCCGAGCAGACGGCCAAGCTCGGTGTCCTCCTGCTCGATCCGCTCGCCGGGCGCCAGCCGGTAGACGGACAATTCGGGCTCCGCGATAGCGCTTGCGATTGCTTGCAAGCACGCGAAGACGGCCGAGTTGCCGCTGTCACCGTAGGCGCCGTAGAGCAGGTCGGTAGCGCCCGGGCCATGCACGAGCGTTCGCACCGTGAGCGCAGCGTTGAAGCCCTCGACCATGCCCGGTGGCTGCGACTTCCGCTCCGTCGCTGCCGGCAGCGCGTCCCAGCCGCGGCGCTTGCTCAGGCTCGTCGGCCCGATCCAGTCCCAGAGGCCCATGGTATCACCACCCTTCGGCTAGTAAACGTAGACCTGACGCGGCGTGCTAAGCATCAAGTCAGTTAGTGCCCACACGAGCGCGTCGAGGCGGTCGGGGCTCCCGTCGAAGTTACCTGGCACATAGTTGCACATCTGGTCTTCAAGCTCCCGGAATGGCCGAACGTGGAAGACCTTGCCCTGCTCGTATAGCGCGGCTATCGGCTCTGCGCGGATCGCCTTGCCGCGCGATGCATGGACCTTCTTGTAGGATACGCGGCTATCCACGGTCCGCAGCACGGACTCCACAAGATCGCCGCCATTGTTGACCTCCGCTACCACGCGGTCGGCCTCATATGCGTGGTAGGCATTGACGGCACGGCGCGCCCAGCCCTCGGGCGAGAGACGGCAGCTTAGATCGTCGAGCACGTAGCCGAAGCCGTCCACACCCAACCCAGCGACGATGATGCCTGTCCAATCGGCATCCTCACCGAAGGTGACGGCAGGATCAATCGCGATGACGATCCGTTGGAGATCGCGGTATTTCGGCATCCACTACGCCTCCGTACCGTTCAATGATCGTCCGCGCCCAATCCACGAGATCCGACACGCGCTGACCGGCTGGCTGGCTCTTGACCCACAACTCAAGATTCTCGGGGCGATTGTCGAATCTGTCGCCATTGCGATGATGCACGTTTTCACCGGGGAACAGTGCCCGTCCGAGTATCTGCTCCATAACCGCACGGTGTGCGAGTTTCCTGCGCCGGTGCCGTACACCGTTGACCAGGATCGACCCATTGGATACCTCACGGTAGCGCTTCGCCAGCGTGCCGCCATTCGCCGCGCGCCGCACGTCCGCTGCCGTCACCATCGGGTCGCCGTTGTACCGCCACCGCTGATAGTGTGTGCTGCAATAGCCGGCTGCTCGGTACGGACGGTCGCACTCCGGGACAGTGCACCCCCGAGCCGACCGAAGCGGCGGCGGCATCATGCTGTCGCCATACCGCGCCCGCTTCTTGTAGTGAGGCGCGCAGAGGCCGCGCGCGCAGTGCGCCCGGCCGCAGCCCTCGACGATACAGATACCGTCGGGGCTTACGTAATGGTCTTCCCCACCCGTAGGAGACCCATACTTCCGAAACCGAGCGTAGTGAGCAGCACAGAGCTGGTCGCGTTTGACCTGAATCGCTCGGACGCATCCCGAGACTTTGCAGATGGTGTCCATATTGTAATGATAACATATTAGGGTAACTCCTCAAGTCTCCGGTGCTGGATTATCTCGCGATTCCAAAGAGCCCCCTCCTGGTCATCCAGTACGAGGGCTTGCAGTTCCTGCTGGCCCAGCCTGGTCCCGCCATAGCGCGCCTCCAGCCGGGCGCGCACCAGTTCCGCGAGGTGCGGGTTATCGTGCGTCGTCGCTCGGGTCACCGCGCAGGCCGGGTCAGCTAACAGCGCCTTGATAAGCGGTTTCGGCTTCGGCGTCGTCGCCGCGACGACTCGTGGGTGCGGGCCGATCCGTAAGCCGAACTGCAGGTGGTCCCAGCACTGATCGAGGAAGCGCCAGGCCGCCAATTCCTCGGCGTACGCCAGGCACCGATTCCCGCCCGCGCGGAGCCGCTCGACGTCCTCGGGCGTTGACGCGCCGAACAGCTTGGCCTCAGCTCCCCCCGGCCAGCGGACGAAGGTGCCACCGGCAGTCTGGACGGATCGGACGGACGGGTTGTGCGCTCGGATGCCGGACGGGCCGTTCACGCACGCCTCAAGGGCGTCGCCGAACGTCGGCGCGATGATCGCGACCCGATGCCCGCCCGGCAGGCCCGGCAGGCAGGCCGGACCGCGTACATGCTGATCGGTGAAGTAGGCCGCCGCCGCCGTCTTGCCGCTTCCGCGCCCGGCCAGCAGTAGCCAGGTGTCCCAGTCGCCCGCCGGCGGCGTCTGGTGCGGCAGCGGCTCCCAGGCCGTGCCCTGCGTGGTCTGGCCCAGCGCAGCGCGAGCGGCGACCTGCATCGCCTCCCACTCGGCGCCAGCGAGCGGCAGCGCGTCGAGCACGGCGGCGC